CTCTTTATCTTCTTCCGAAGCTTTAGGTCTGAAATCACCATCAGGATCCACTTCTCCAATGATATCGTCAATCGGTGTTCTATCTATTGGTTCCGCGCCTTCTTCATCGGGACCTTTGTCAATAAAGGAGAGGTCAAGAGAATCCTTAGAAAACATACTAGGTTTCTTCTCTTCCTCTGGAAGCATAACGTTTTCTGCTCCCGGTGTTCCTAGAATCTCGTCTAGGTTCATCTCTACTTGTTCAATAGAGGTATTGTCTGTATTTTCTGTAGACATATGGTTGGTTTTTTATAAATTCTCTACACTATTAATATACGCAAATCTATAGTTTAAACTTTAAAAATTAGGGTGGCTAAAGAAATAAAGTGCATCTTATAGCAAAACCCTTACTTTTTGGTACTTTTATCTTTAGATTTACTGTCGTATTTATTCTTATTCTCCCTAGCAATACGCAATTGATTATCAGAAATCTGTTTTTGAGCAGCTAATTTTGCTTGTTCTAAGCTCATACTCTCTCTATGTTCAGACATTCTGTTTACCTCTTTCTCACGTTGTAGGTTCATATTATCATTCTGAGCCTGTGTACGATTAATTTCTTTCATAGCATCCGCATAGTCACTTTGCTGATTCTGATTAATATCTACAGTAGCTCCATAACCAGCAGCTTTAATCTTAGCTTCTGTAAGTCTGCTCTGACGGTTCTTATCATTTTCCGCTGCTTCAAACTCCATCTTCATTCTAGCTTCTTCTTGCTTAGCCTGAATTTGTTGTTCCTGCATTTGCTGAGCCTGCTGCATCTCTTGCTGACGTATCTGCTGAGCTTTAGCCTCAGTCTTCTTAAGTATCTGCGTAACGTCAGGAATCGAATCAGCCATGAGTACGTTACCCAGATCATAAATGGAAGCACCAGAAGTGTTATTAGAAACAGCCATTTGTTTAAGCTGTTCCAGAACGGCACGATGATTAGCTTTAGTAGTGCAAAATATGTTAAGGTCTCTAAGAAGAAGGTCAGTGCCATTAATCTCGAAATTCTTTCTTTCATCTGCTGTAGTAATATATTGTAAACGTACAGACGGTTTAGTAGAGTTATAGTACTGTGCTAAGTCTGTACGCATCATGTGTACGCGCGGCATTAGGTAGTCAGAATGCTGGATAAAGTAGGTTTCAGTCTGAGCATAAGATGCACTAACTGCTTGTTCTACTCCTGTAGCTGTATTAGTCTGACCAATCTGCTGACCTAGACGTTGTGGAGTAAGTCCGATAACCTCAAATGCTTGTTGCTTAAAGTAATTAGCTAACTGAATACGAGACATTAGACGGTTAGTCTGTTCAAGGTCTAGTTTCTGATAGTGTTGGAAAGCAAGAGCATTTTCTGTATTAGTAATAGAAGTATCCAATGGTAACATCTGGAAGTTCTTCATTGCTACATAAGCCTTAGCTAAGTTGTTCTTTCCCCAATCTTCTCCTAATGAATGTCTTGGTAAAGCATTTTGATCCAGTAAGATAACAGTCCCTAATTCATCCACAAGGATGTCAGCAATCTGGTTGTTTACAATATTGTATCCAATCTGGAATGGCTTCATTAGATCTACTAGGGAAGTAGATCTTGTATTACGGTCTGAGAATACAGAACCTTCTACAGGAAGTTTACAGCCGTATAAACTGTCATCACCTTTAAACTGGAACTTAATAGGCCCCATTTGGTTTTGGTTAATACCTAAGTAAATAGGATTAATACCACCAGGGTTATTAGTACCCCAATATGTTGGGTGGTTAGGTCCGATCTTTACTCCTCCCCATACCTCGTTAATCCAGATCCAATCAATGTGTTCTCCGAATAACAAGTTATCCTTAGTCTTATTTTTAATAAGATCTGTATTATAAAGAGGTTTATCTGTAATCTTATATGATTCATCTACGATATCTGTAGTAACAGATCCTAGATCGTCAATCTTAGTTAAATGCCCTAACTTACGTTGTGATTTCCAGTAAGTTGTAGTTACGCGAAGTAAGTTGGTCATACCCATATCAAACCAGTCCTCGCTATCTGATAGGATCCAGTTAACAATATCTCCTCCACGTAGAGTGTTATCCCACATAGAAGTATACTGGCGGTATCCTAAAGAAGGCATGTTGGTATTCCAGTCATGAGACTTAGTACCATCATAATAACTACCATCATTCTGATAACCCTGGATAGGGTAACCGGCAGAACGTACAGGATAGATTTGCTCTAAGGTATTCATTTGATCCTCGGTCATTAACCATCCATAACGGTCTATAACGTCGGCTACAGTCATCATATCGTATTTACCTACCCACTGACCTTGAGAAATATAACGAGCATCTGGTGATTTATGGTAGAATGTGAGAACCGGATTCCATAATTCTACGTCATAGTCATCCTCTAACATGCGGAAGTGCCAGAACTCACGGTCTGTAATTAACATATCACGGAACCCACGCTCTTCTAGCTCATCCATTTTAAATCTCTCTATGTCTACAGAGTGTTGGTGAGAAGCCCATTGTTCTACTAAAGACTTGTAAGATTTTGTAAAGAAGTCTTGAATCTCAGGTAAAGACTTAACATTTTCTGGAGAAAGGGCTTGCTGATATTCCTCTGATTCTGTATCTACACCATCTTCAGCAAGTTTCATCATGAGCTGTTCTTCAGCACCTTTAATTAAAGACTGCTCTATCTGAGAACGCTTCATCTCCATCATCTCATTGTATGATGTATCATCTACTGATCTGTAAGTAACAGAACTGTTTCTTTTTGCAAACTCAGCTACAAGCGTATTAATTACATTTGGGATAATAGGATAGAACTTAAGTTCTAATGCTGCACTATCCTCTCTTGTAAGTGTCTCAATAAGATCTGCGTATTCGTTATCCTCTTCTATAATGTAGTCACCCTTATCTATAATACCTTTTGCAAGTTTATAGTTCTTCATTAATCTACGCGCGTTTCTACGCACATGTTGTAGACCTTTCCATTCTAACCAGTCAAGATTCCAGGCTGCCCAGTCTACATCTTTCTCTTTACGAGGGATAAACTGAATAGGCTGGTTAAGAGTACCCATTTTGTTGTACTCTACCTTGGCACCAGCCTTCATCTGCATCGCATTATATATCTGCATACTATCTTATATTTCTAAATGGAGTTTTAGGTATTTGCATACCGCCAAATTTATGGCCCCCACCTCCCATGTGACGGAAAGGGCTCATATTTAATTTACTGAATTTATTAGAGTTATCCAAGTTTTTTGCTATTCCTGTTTCCTCATAACGCTTTTTATAACCTCTATTTGCTTGCTGTACTTTAGCAAAAGCTACTAAAGCGGCAAATGATACAAGTCTATCGACGTTGACACCGTCTCTATATTCTCGCATCTCTTTCATTAACATAATATCTGGTACGCGTTCTATACCAAATACTGTTTTAACTACTTTACCATCCTCAGTTACTTCTTCGTGTAATTCTTCTTTTAAGAATTCGATAGCATAACTCAGCATGTGGCTTTTAAATAGGGTACCGGTGTTACGCCAACCGTATTCCTGAAACACATTAGCATTAGCCCCTATATCTTTTAAGAATAAGATCTGAGATCTAGGAACTAGATACTTCTGCTTCTTCTTCTGAATCATGTAGTTAATAAACTGGCTAATGTTATTTTCCACAATAGTCCAGGCATTATACCACTCTATAATAAGTTCTAATCTCTCGTGCGTTTTATTAATATCATCGAAGCGGCCGCACCATGCTGCTACAATCTTATCTTGTTCTATATAAGTCTGTACCGTTTCTCCATCATTCTTAGTTACCTCTACCGGAGTTTTATATACATAGATGGAGCATAAGGATTCCGACGTAGTTGTCTTACCTTCTGACACGGGGTCAATACTTGCATAATACATTCCAAACTCCGGATCTTTAACCGGTCTTTCCCACACTACTAAGGTACCTGTTTTATCTTCCGTATCTTTTGTAATGGGAAACTCTCTAATGGGTAACTTGTTTGTATCCTTTACCGCTGGTAATCCATTATCGCCCTTATAGATATCTAAATACTCATAAGCATACATCTTATCATCTATTCTTCGCTCTTGTGCTGTAATTAGATGCTGTGGAAAAATAGAAACAGTTCTAAATGCAAATGCTTCTTTAATATTTCTAGGATGCTGAGAAATACGTAACTGATATTCCTGGGGATCTAAGTCTTTTTTCCACTTAGCAAATTGCTCATCTAAAGCTTCTAATGCTTCTTCTACTTTAGAGTTACCATACTCGTCTATATAAGGAGGCATTGACCACTGCTCAGGGATAAATAAACCGGTTCTTCCTGTAACACCAGTTTCATCTAGTAAATTAGACTCCACTGAATATATATCATTAGCGTCCGGACGCGTAATCATTTTCTTCAGGGGTTCACATTGAGATAAGTCACCGACAGAACCTGCAGCAATGAACATACCTGTAGTCATGAAACCTGATTTCATAGCAGGACGGATGTACTCGAATGTTGTATCCATCTTAGGGGCAATACCTGCTTCCTCGTGGAAGAAGTATTTACATGGTCCCCCTACCCCGTTAGTAGGATCCTTCTCAAATGACATACCTTGCATTACTCCTTTAAGACCTATCTCAGATTTACGTTTGCTCATCGGATCCACACTCTCAATCTTCTGCTGCCACATCATAACCTTGTTAGGGTTCATAGGACGGTACCATGCTGTATGTTTATTTAAGAAAGCCTCATATTCATTTAAGAATTTCCAGGTTCCTTTCTCATTGATATAGTCTTTAAGGCTAGCTCCCATTTTAAGGGTAATACCTTCCTCAAACCAGATCTGATTAATTAATTTACCCGCATGGTAGTACGAAGAAGCAATCTGACGTTTCTTTAGGATAGCGGCATGTCTATAGTTCAACTCTGCTAGACATTCGTATAAAGCTAAGTGATATTGAGCATCTCTGACATCGGCAAATCCAAACCTTTGTGTCTCCTTATTAAAGATAGGTAGGAAGTTTAGCCACATGTAGTAGTCTCTAGGTATATACCATGTATTGGTACCATTTTTAAATATTACGCCTACGCGACATTTATTTTTCTGGTCGTTCCAGTAATATATAAAGTCTTTATTTCCTTGTGGGGCCTGGCAGTAAAAACCGATATCATTTAATATTCTAGCCTGCTGATTAAACATTAAGCTTGTTTCGTCAAACTGATATTTACCGGGCTCTTTAAAAATACTAAGTACAAAGTCATTGAACTCATCTCTTGTATCAAAAGATGTAGTTCCCCACTCTCCATTTTCCCATGTGGGAATTTTTATATCGGTTTGTTGTAGCATTAATATTCATTTAAAAGTCTTAGGACTTCATTAAGAGCTTCATGTCTATGGTTGTCCTTAAGTACTACTTTATTTACCCATTTAGATTTCTCTAATTTAGGAACCTCATGAATAGCTGAGTCATTCTTAAACTTTAAATCTATCTGGTGATTGTCCCCTGTAAATATCATTAATGATCCTTTACCCAATCTACCTAAGCACATTTGTAACTGAGGTTTAGTTAAGTTTTGACATTCATCGATAATACATACAGCATTCTCAAAGGTTCTTCCTCTAAAGTGTGTAAGAGATACTAGCTCTAAAGCTTCTGAATCTTCTAACTTAGCTATGATATCAGGCTTATCATAAACCTTTTTAATATTAGACTTGATAGGTACTAACCAAGGTTCCATCTTTTCTTTTTCAGATCCTGGTAAAAAGCCATTATCCTCTGTAGATATTGTAGGTCTTGTTATAATTATTTTGTTGACCTCACGTTTAAAGTATAGGTCTAGGGCTATCTGAACAGCTAATAGCGTTTTACCACTACCAGCTTGACCAATAATAAAGTTATAAGGCTTTGCTAAGATTAATTCTTTAGCTCTCTTCTGCTCCTCAGATAAAGTTATTGCAAACTTTATATCTCCCTTTGGGGGATTCTTCTTAATGTTTTCAGTAGCCATTGTATATTAGTTAAGATTACGTTTGATCATACGCGAGTCCCGCACCCCCGCGTGCGCGCCCAGCTTGTTCTTCCTGAAGGTCTTTATACGCCCCTTTATAAGCCTCACGAATCTGCTGAAATTTTGCAGCTGTATTTGTAAGTGCTGTAAGGTTACCATCTCTCCCATCTGTAATACTAGCTGTAGCCATGTAATTAGCTAAGCGATCAAGCATTTGTTTAATACCATTATATGCTCTCATGGTTGGGGTCTCGTATAATTTTTTGCAAAGCTTTAAAGCACCTGGAATGTGATCATCCTCAGCTGTAAAATCTGCATTTATTTCCGCTAATATAATCTCTTCTTTGTCATCTTCAGCAAGATTAAAGAAAGGATTTACATCAGGATTAGGACAAGTCATATAAAACAAATACTGGTAAATCTTAAGGTGATCCTCTGGATAGGTATCCATAATCTTCTTAAGAGTCTCTAGGGTATAGCAATGTTCCGTCGGAACAACTACACCGTTCTGTATATCGAATAGTTTAACAATCATTTTCTTTTAGTCTATTAATAATATTTATGACTTCCATTTTCAAATAAGGTACGTCATATTGTACAATTTCCTGTACAACTGGTTCCCCAGACATATCATAAAGCACTACTCTATTATCATAAGCATCCTTGCCAGCTTCTTTAAATATAATATGTTCTATGATCATCTTACCCGGCTTAAGCTTAGGATTATGTTTAAGGATCATATACATGTAGAAGCTTAGCTGTAATGCATAATGGTTAAGATTACAATCGTCCAGGTGAGTAAGTGGATCAAGCATTCTATCAGTGATTCCTTCCCAGTTAGTATAACCCGCAGTCTTAATTTCTTTATTAGTCTTGTAATCATAAATATTTACTGTGTCTTTTATTACTTCTACTCTATCGGCTTGGCCACATAATCCAGCACTCTTAAGATACACCATATGTTCTGGATATATACCTTCCTGAAGCTTTTGGTTAGGAGCTTTTTTAATTCCGTCAGATTCAATAGGTTTAAAAATAGGTATTATAGTACCTTCTTGCTCTATGGTATCACAAGAAGTATATGCTAGTTCTCTTTGGTTATGATACCATGTGCCTAGATTTACGGCTTTCTGTGATTCATTCTTCCAAGCTTCTTTAACATCCTCCTCAGTCATACCATACCATTTACTCTTCTTGTTCTTAACAGACTTAGCAGCAATAGTATCTGCGTCAAATGGTTTCTTGTACTTAGATATAATACCAGTTACACTAGTCCAAGTAATGTTTTCATTTGGATCTATACTTATATAAGTATGAGTCTCGGGTTTAAATACTATCGCCATAATCTCCTAGTTTAGCGTTTAGATCATCTTCTTCCTCTTCTGTCATTACAGCAAACCATCTTCCCTGTGGGCAGGCTGAGGACATACTGCGAGTTTTAAATTTAAGGGAACAGCCACACTTACTGCAACAAGGCTGTGTACCTGGCATCTCGCAGGCATCTCCTACTAAGTCTATAAGAGGACAAGTGCTGCATATATCGTTTCTATAGCTTGCTATCTTCTCAATCTTCTTACGAGTAAAGTAATAGTTAAAAACTCCTTCTAGAATTAGCCATTTACTCTTCCAGATATTCTTAATCTTTTTTAGCATCGTTCTTCTTTTTTTGTTTAAAGTCTTTTTTAGCCTGCACATTTATATCCATCTTCTCAGTAAGAGCCTTAAATCTCTTAAGTTTTTTCTGAGTCTCTATGTAAAAGTTAAACCTGCTAATGTTAGCCGGGTTTAAAAACTTTAGGTATTCTTCGTTCTTCTGAATCTGTTTATTTAAACTTGTTCTTTTAACGTAAAATAAACCTAGGTTTTCTACATCTAGTAATGGTTCTTCACCAGCCTCCATATACTTTCTTATGGCTGCCCAGTAGAAGGATACGATATCGTCTACCTGAGACTGTGATAAGTTCAGTTCCTCTGATACCTCTTTAATCAGCTGGTTAGGCTTTTTGGGATTCAACATGGACAAACTTATAGTCTAATAATATATTACCGCTAATCTGCACTCTTAGATCATCGCTTATAGAAATCTTCTTTTTACTCTTTCCTTTCTTTACGAT